ACACTCAAAGTCGAAGTTCTACCACTTGCTGAATGTGTGGTCATAGTATCCTCCCTGAAAATCTATAGAGTTGGAGGATTGATTAGAATCAACCCCCCTTTTGCTTACTTATGTATTAACAGATGGGGGATATTAAACTCGGGAAGTTTCTTGCTGTTCACCAGGGTGAACGCTTCCTACCTTTTGAATCGAGTACCCCCTCCTGGTTTATATATTAAGCCATTACACAGCGGATACGCATGATCCCATGCATTTTTATATCCGCCGGTTCGGTATCATCTCTTATAATTTCTGCATAATCTAAAGTTAAAATTACTTGCGTGTATCCGTCTATGGTCAAATCCGTCCCATCTTTATTATCCAAATCCAACGCCTGGGAAACGTTGTTCATCATCTGGGCAACAACTTTATCAGAATCCAATTCTCCCCAGAAATGAATCATTACAATGTTATCCTCCAGGGGAATCTCAGCCGCCGACATAAGATGTTTTCCCCCGTAAGGAGTACCGTATGTTATATATGGATATGTAGTATTGGTGGGGACAACCACATTATAAATAGTATAACCTAAGGTGAGCGGATCGGCCTTGATGCGGCCATATATCCCCTTTAGCAGTGGATAAAATCCTATCTTTCTATCTGGCATATCTTCCCCTCCGTTGCCCAGTGGTTTATTGGTTTCGGAGCTATTCCATGTTTTTTAGCAAAATATTCCACGGGAGCCGATCTTCGATACCGGACATACTCCATATCGTTTAGCGATGGATACAAATGAGTAGCCACAGCATCGAGGCAAATTATCGCTTTCCATGCAGTTTTTTTTAATCCGAGGAAAAAATCCATGTGTTCGTATTCAACTTTTATCTGCGAGTCCCACCGCACGCTATCGAATACTTCTCGTTTAGCAAGAAAGAAATTCACAACCTGATCAGATTGACGACATCTAATGTCCGCTATTTCCTCAACCGCATTTCTTGTAGAGTAGCGATGCAATACCCCGTCTTTAATTTCCAGATCGATCCCCCGGCTGTAATTGTCGTTCCCAAAAGTCTTGTCACTATATTCGTGCTTTAACACCCCTGCCACGATTCCGATATTATCATCGCTGTCTAAAACCCGCTTCATTTTTATTATGGTTTGAGGATCATTGATCTGGATATCATCATCCATGATAAGTACATAATCTTCCTTAACCGCAGCTAGAGTAGCATTGCGGCCAGAGGATATTCCTACGTTATGCGGCAGCCTTATTACTTTGTGTCCTTCGGTTTCCAATCGCTCATAAAGTGCTTGCTTATCATCTGATATTCCGCCATCATCGGCAATATAGAGCTTGTAGGGAAATGGGAATTTTCTTTCAATCGCCTCAACAGTCCTGAAGAAATTGCCTTCTCTTAGAAAAGTTTTTATGCCGATAGCAATTTTATTCCCCCGCTTCTTTGGAGGATTGCGTTTCCTTGCTGTCCGCACAATATCCTCTACGGAAACGATCTTACTCCCAAATGTTTTCAGGTATTCAACAGAACTGAAATTCTCGCCCTTGAAGGCTATGAAATAATCGGGGATGTATCCGATCTTCTGAAGATCCCTGGCAAATGCTACACTGTTAATTGTCATAACCTTGTTTATAATCCGCAACTTTTCTAACCGCTCAAGGCGTTTGTTAAAAGGGTGTTTAAAGGGGATATTAGCCCCCTCTAAGGCACTATCCGTCAATATGCCGACGGTGAGCTTATTCCCAAGTTTCTTTGCTTCCCGGAGGAGTCGCCGTTCCTTATCTCCTATGGAATCCCAGGCATCAAATATAAAAACCTCGATTGGCCTGTCTATAAGGCTCTTATCAATTGCCTTGCTATCTTCCCAATATCTATAATTCCTTTTTGGGGTTTTCCAGTCTTTACCATAAAGTTCCGTAAGAAATTTCTCGGGAGGGCTTGGAACAAAACACCGCATCCCCCTGAACTTAATTTTTTTTAAGTTTTCGAATAATTCAGCGGGGACAGAATGGGGAAGAAACTCCATGAATTCACCCCATCTCCCGAGTTTGTCGGGTCCGAACACGCCATACCAAAGGCGATCCCCGCCTTTCTTTTTCCTGAAAAAAAACAGGTCTATTTTCACCCCATACTTTTCGAAAGAAAGCTCTAAGACCTGATCTCTATAATTCCATTCTTTATAGAGTGCGAAATTGTTAGCAAGAAACTCGGACTTTAGTTTTTCCCAAATCTTTCCACGCCCGGGAGCTATCCCCAGGTCTATGTCAGTATCCCACTTAATATAACTCTTCTCCCGTATAGCCCCTAAGCAAGTCCCGCAGTGAAGCCACCATTTGATTTTATGTGTCTCTAAAATTTTAATTGCAAGTCTTAAGACATCATCTTTTGCACCTTGCCCCATATTGTGCATTAACCGATCACGCTCCTCAAATGAGACCGGATTTTTAGCGTTGAAAGAAGATACGGAAAATTTCACATTCCATTTTTTACCGAATAGCTGCCAGCCAACAGGGCGTTTTCTAAATGAATTATATCGCCCTGTCTGGATACCATCTTTATGATACATCCACATATCTGGTGTATATGCAACCTTCCACTGGGTATCATATTTAATGCGGAGAAAAAAATCCGAATGCTCGAAAGCCGTTTTAAATTGAGCATCCCATTGACAATCTTTCCAGACCTTACGCTTCATCATGAATACGTTCAAAATCAAATCGCATAGGAAATATTTAACATTTCCCGTGGTTTTCCAATCGGGGTTTTGGATTTTCTCTATATAATGCGTACCGTTTTCTATCCAGGTATTTGCTTCATAGTGTTGTTCCGCTCCATTGCCACGTCTCAATAATCCCCCGACAATTCCAATTTCAGGGTCTTCCTGGAGTATTTGATACCACTTATCAAGGTCTGTATTTTTCGTAAAAACGATATCATCTTCACATATAATGATGTACTCATATTTCTCAGGTATTAATTTAAGGCTTTCATTCCGTACGCCCGCCACACCCAAATCAAATGGCAATTCCAATAGCTTGCACTGATGCTTAGAGCAGAAATCCCGTTTCTCTTGTGTGGGATCTCCATTATCGCCAACGTATATCGGTATGTCTGGATAATATTTCCTGATGGAATTAATACAACGGAAAAGGCAATCATCGCGGAGAAAGGTTGTCACAAGAATTGCCGTGTTATTCATTAAATTTATTACTTTTCATCTTGACTTAAAACCCCAGTGGGCGTATATTGTTTATATGGCTATTCATCATCGGGGTGAACTTAGCAGAAGGTTTCTTTCAGAACATAAAAAAGCAGATGAATTAGTTTATGATACAAAAACAAAGTTGCCAATAGGGGCAATATACTTAAATCCAGAATATACTTACATCGAAGAAACCAAAATTCTTTTAATGAAACTACGAAGAATGATTGAAAATGAACCGTCGTAACTTCTTCAAAACCATCGGCATCCCTGCGCTGGCGTTGCCGTTTGTTAAACGACTGGGATTGCCGAAACCCGAAGATTTTCAATCCCTGCAAATTATAAAATCAGGTCGATATGGATTTGATTGCGTTAACTTCCTTCTCCACTGTCGAATAAAATTAACTTGTCCATATTGCAATTATTCTGGAGAATATGAATTAAGGTCTCAATTTTATGATTCAGAACTTATTGATTATCTCAACCCACCAAACAATCAATGGCACGGAAAATATCAGGTTGAACCTTGCTTTAAGTGTAATAAAACATTCGATTTCATAATATCAAAACAGTGTAACTGGAAAGAGGTTGATGCCTCAGTTAGCCAAAGAAAAATGTTCGGTTATTCTTAACCCAAAATCTCCCTCACCAAATCCCGACTAAACACAACCTTCCTCCCTCGCTCAAACTCTTCCCTAGTCAAATCATCTACCCTATCCTTTTTCCACATTCGAGAGCTGTACCAATTATGGTATACGATATGCTCTTGATTCACATAATACACATCCCCGTATGCCCCATCATAAAATTTAACCCCAGGCTTTTCGTATCCAGTCGGCACTCGGAACACCTCATATCCCAGGTTGAGAATATCGGGATACAATTTACGCCCAACGTCGTATTCCTTCGTAGGCTTAAAACTGAATTTGTGTTCCCTGAAAAACCGAACAGGGAAAAACATGAAGCAGGGATGTATCGGTTTGGGGTCACCACCCTTTGCAGCTATCAGCTTGCATTGAGTATTTTTACTCATTATATCTAATAAATCGAAATCCCACTGCGGTTTCATCAGGTGAGCGTCTATATCAAGAACTAAACAATGCGGATATTTTACGTGTTGTAACCCCAGGTCTAAGCCTGCGCCATGCCCGATGTTATGATTGAGCATTACGGCTTTTATGTCGCCCTGTTTTTTCAGCCACTCTACCGACCCGTCCTGACTGTTATTGTCTATGATAACTATCTCATGGGGAATTGTGGTAAATTTTCGCACAGATTGGACGAGGAGTTGCATCCAATCCAGGCAATTACTATTAACACTAAGTACGGATATCATTTCATGGCCTCAAGCTTTATCTTTAAAACAAATCCTTCCTGGCTCTCCTCAATCACCCTATACCTTGGCATCGGTTCTCTAGTCCGCCTCACAAAAGCATCCCTAAACTTATTGCCGTCCTCGTAATACCAGAAACTATATCTATGCCATAAGCTAAGATGTGTCGGGTCCATAACAGCCTGAGGATGGGGAAAGGTCGGCATCTCAATATCTAAAATCCCACTAGGCTTCAATATTCGCCATATCTCATACATGACAAGGTTTTTCTTTTCAGTGTGGATATGCTCAAGGATATGAAATGCCCGCACCTCGTTAAAACAGTTGTCGGGAAAAGGAAATTTATTTTCTATGTTATGTACATGGTCAGGCTTAACTACGGGGTCTTTATCAAGTGTCTCATATCCTCGAAAATGACGGCCCCCGCTTCCGATATCAAGCTTTCTCATTTTTTGAATATCTTCCCGAGTCGTGTTATAAGCTCGGGTACATTCTTTTGATGGGCGGGATGAAGAAATGGGACGGCTTCCATTCTTGATGTTCCAAATTCCAAATAGATAGGATATTTCTTGACATCAGTTCCAACCACGACAACAAGTCCAGGGGGACCCAACGGGCGTTTTATACCATCCCCACGCTCAGCCTTACCTCCAGTTCGCCCCTCTGATAAGGGACTCCCCGACCAATTGGTTGAAATAGAAGCCATTGTACGT